TCACCTGATTACCTTCCTCAGCTTTTGCAAAAGCATGGTAACTTTCAAAATCATCACCAAATTCAGATCTTAATTTTGAATCTTTATCCCAGAGGATTTTTGCCTTTTGCTCAATTGGAAGATTGGCGTCAATTTCCTCTTTTTTCTTTGATTCTGGTTCGATATTAGGCTCAATTTTTGGCATTTCAGATTCGCTTATTTTTGAATTTGCCAGATAATCAGAAGCTTTTCTCTTTTCTGCGCTAATGATTTTAAGGGCTAATTTTTCAGCAGTAATTGAGCTGTCTTTTTTTGCTTCCGCTATTAAATCTTCATGACCAGGAAGAGAAGCTGATTCTATTGCTAGAATCCTATCTCTCTCATGTTTAGTGCCGCTGGCAAAGGCTTCATTTTTAATTGTTGCTGATACTTCCTCGATGATAGCGCTCGCAACATCAGGAAATTCTTTTTTGATGTAATCGGAAGTTATTTCCTTTTTGGAAATATCTGCACCCATTTCTTTATTTTGTTCTTTTGACATAATTTTATTATTTGAATTAAATTTTTGATTAAGATTTGCTAAAACCTCCTCGTAAGTACCAAGAGCATCAGCCATGTTTTTATTAACTGCCTGGCTTCCAATAATTACACCGCCACCACCAAAATCACTTTTGACGATATCAGGCGTAATTGATCGATATTTTGCAATTGAGTTTATAAAAGCTGATTCAAGATCGTCTAATTCTCTCTTGATTTCAGCTATACCCTCGGCAGTTCTTGGATCTGGTCTTTTTAAGGCGGCATTACTTGAAACAATCTCGATATTTTTATAGCCATCTTGATCTGGCTGTTCTTGAACTGGAATTGTGGTTACAACTCCAATACTTCCAACTAATGCTGATGGATTAACAATTATTTTCTCTGTTGCGCTAGCGAGCCAATAAGCAGCCGATGATCCATTTCTGCCAATATAGCTGTAGATTGGTTTCTGATTTCTGGCATTATAAATCATCTCAGCCATTTCAAAAGGGCCAACCGCAACTCCACCAGGTGAATCAATATCAAAGAGAATTGATTTTACATCTTCATTATTTAGAGCTTCCCGAAAGTCCTTTGCCAAAGTTTCAAGAGAAGTGCCGCCGGCGAATAAACTAAAAAATGTATTTCTGGCTGTTATTGGCCCATGAATTGGAATGATTGCCGTGCCATCTCTAATTGATACTGACCCGGTATTATCCAAATGCTTCTCTGCCTTTGTCGACAAAGACTCCTTAGACATCACTCTTAAATAATCAGGTTCAATTGCCCAATATTTGGATATTTTAAAAAGATTATTTTCTAAATTATTACTTCTGGGCATCTTGTTTTAAATTTTCCTGATTATTTATATTTTGATCTAACTTTGGATTAATGATTCCAGCCTTTTGCTTCAAAGCGTGCTCTTTTAGAATTTGTGGATATTTTCTCTCCCAGTCACCACCAGTTAAAATCGCTGTCTCTTCGGCTAAGGTTGAGATTCCAACATTTATTCGAAGTTCTGCTGCTTTTACTTCTTTTAATTGATCGATTTGACCACGAGGTGGGCCAATCCACTGAGCTCCTAAATAAGCATTTTTGATTAGATCATTATTGAAGAATCCTGGTGCCTTAAGTAAGCCTTTGGCAATAGCCTCAGTTATTACCATTTCATAAATTGGCTGGCAAAGCTGAATTGATAACCAGCTTCTTCTGCTGGAAAAAAACTTCCATGCCTCAACTAATGCTGCTTGAGCTGCTGAATAACTCGCTGTAAAATGTTTGATTAGAATTTCAAAAGGAAGTTCTAGGGCTACACCAACTTGCCTGAGTATCGCTTGCACAAAAGGATCGAATGCTTGATTTGGTCTTTTTGGATCAGCAATCTCAATATTTTCATTAGGTTGTAGATCAAGAATAGCACCTGGTGCTAATTTATAATCTCCGTCACTTTTCTTAGAATAGCTTTCATCGAGTGGAGTCATTCCTGCTAAACCTTGCTCATCTTCAGATTTTACAAAAACTGTAAACATAGAAGATACTACGGCTGCCATAATCTCTGCCTCGGTGTAGCGATCTAATTGTTTTAAGCTTTCAATTACCGGAGCTAAATATGGAACTCCTCTTGTAAGTCCTGGTCTGATTCGGTTAAATATGTGAAATACTTGTCTATTGTCATATTTATCAAAAGCAGGAATTTTTACATATTTTTTAGCTTTCTCACTCTGATAATCATCTGGATGTCCATTGCAAATATGATAAGCAATTGGCGCTCCATTATTATCCATTTGCACGCCAGCAGATAATTTACCATCATCTATTTTGTAGTTTGGATTGCTGACTCTATCTGCCTCTACTAATTGCAAAGATAGATCAATAGTTTTTCCTGATCTTGGGATGTTTCTTTTTAAGATAAAAATATCACCACTCTCAAGAACTGACCTTAAAATAAGATTTTGAATTTCTGAAAAACTCTGTGATCTGGTAACATCACAATCGGCACTTTCTGCCCAATTTCTAAAGATTCTCTCGGCACTTCTTTCAAATTTATCAAATTCATCTTCGCCTTTAAAAAATGGTTTTAGAATTTCCCGATCAATATGAGATTGAACTTTTAAGCCAGTTCCAACCACATTGGTAACAACTGTATTTACAGCGCCACAAGCAAGTGGGGCATTTCTAAGTAAATCACGAGATCGATCCCTAAGAGCTGGTAAGTCAGGCAATGTAACATTATCAGCAGAGCCGTCAGCCGTATTCCAACTTTTAGTTTGCCTTCTATCTCTTCTGGCGCCTTTATAGCCACCAGCAAGAGATAATCTTGTTCTAGCTTCTAATCTTTTAAGACCAGTTTCTGGGTTAAAATAAGATATAGTTTTATCAAGCCAAGTTGCTTCAATTTTTGGATATCTACTCATTTATTTAATCTTGAGGAATAATATTTCTAACTCTGATACCGCCTCGGCTTTTACGCTTAATTTGCACCAACAATCTTTTTTCTCTAACTTCCAAAATTGCCAAATCTGCTTTTTTAACTCTTTGCCCATTATAGCTTGCTTCTTGAGCGCCGATTAAAACATCAGATATAGCTTGCTGTACTTCATTTAATTGTTCCTCGAAAGATTTCATGATTTTTAGTTTATTCCTTTGCTTCGAACTCGTCTGGTTCTTGAATTTATTGCAGGTCTATGGTTAGTAATTGGGCTATCAGAATTTCGAAGTGGAATCTCTGATAATTTATGAGCCAATTTATTTAAATCTAATTTCCAATTTCTAACTAAGCCTCGAAGAGCTGCAAAAGCGTAAACTCGGCAATCTAAACCCTCGGTAGCAATCCCTTCTTTTCTAGGTTGCCAAGTTCTAACTGGTCTGCCTTTTACATATTTGGTTTTGATAACTTCAGATGTAATTTGGTTAAACCATTCTTGATCTCGCTCAATTGGAAAATGCCAATAACCAGCACCTGAATTTTCAATGCGAAGTCGTTGCATTAATGTTTCTTTGGCATCATTTACGCCAATTACATAAACTGGTTTTTTTAGTCTTTTGCTTTGACTAGCTCTGACTGGCCATATTGGAACTCCATTTCCATTTGAACTTCCTTTAATTGCCCAGAATCTTTTATGTTTACGCTCATCACAGTAATTGATGACATGGTCGGTATAATGACCGCCTGAATCAACCGCCACTGCAGTAATTGCAAAATTTCCTAAATCTCTACTGTGAATAAAACTGTTACTTAGAATCGTGTCTAAATCATTCCATAAGTCAGGAGTAGATGGATCGCCATAAATTACTTGATAATCAAGTGACCAAGATTCTTCATCTTTACCCCAACCAACAATTTCTAGCTCTAATCTGTTATCTTGAACATCAACGCCAGCTGTAATGATTGCCACATCTTTTGGCAAATGTTTGCCAAAATTTTCTCGTCTTTTTAATAATCCTGTTGGATCGATTGCCTCTCCAGACATATCCTCCCAAGTTTCTGCTAATTTGGTATTTGTCCAAACTTGAAGTCTTGGTGGATCTTTATGAACCTCGCTAAATTCCTTGGCAATATCACCAAAACTTACCCAGCCATGAGGCGAGTAAAGTGATGATAGATGAAAAGATATCGTTTTCTTATCAGAGTTATTTGGATTTTGAGCTATCCATTTACCATTTTTTAATATTTCTGCTTTTTGATGATCTTGCCAGTGGCTACCACATTTTTTGCAAACATAATAAGCATTTTCTGGCTCATTTTTTGGCCATTTGATGTTTTTCCATTTTAATATTTGTAGCTCGCTACAATCAGGGCATGGTACGAAATAATATCTTTGATCACCCTCGATGAATGCAGTTTCAATACGACTATAATTTTTAATAGTCGGAGTTGAGATCATGAAGATCTTTTTATTAGAAAATGTAGCAGTTCTTTGAATTGCCAGATTTACTGGATCTCCCTCGCTATTTGCGTCATCTGGATAACCATCAACTTCATCTAGGAATAAATATCTAATTGGCATTGATCTAAGTCCAACCGCAGAATTTGCTCCTGTT